CTTTAACATATTTAAGCGTACATCCGTCTTGTTTCACCGCTTCCAAGCAAATTTCTTTGTCTTGCTCCTTAACAAATTGAAGCGCCCACCCATTATTTTTCACCGCCGCCAAGCAAATCTCTAGGTCTTGATTTTCAACATATTCAAGTGCGTAGCTATCTTCTTTCACCGCTGCCAAACATTCTTCTCTATCGCTCCAGTCCATTTTCTGCTCCTTTTTTGTCAAATATACAGTATTACAGCAAAAAAACCATTGCTATTTTAATTTGATCTTGTTTTGATGATAAGGAAAGAAGCATATCCATGTTTCTCTATAGTAAGGAAATAAAATGGTAGCTGGAAGGCCTGAAAAATGGACTAAAGAAGTCCTCGACAAAATAGCTGAAGAATTCATCGAATGGGCTAAAGATGATGATAATCTTACATTGAGAAAGTTCGCTTCTAGGTATGTCAAGGATGGGCAATGGCTTTGTGAAATGGCTGGAAAAAACGAGAAATTTGCGGAAGCGTTACACTTTTCAAAAAATTTAATTGGCATTAGAAGAGAAGAAAAAGCTATTAGTGGTGAAATAAAAGGTGATACTGGTGTTATTAGAGCAACTATGGCTACTTATGACCCGGAATATAAAGCGACGCTCATAGAAATGAAAAAAGCTGGTACTGATAAGGGCGAAGCTGCAAAAGCACCAGTTGTTAATATCATCAGCTACAAAGACGGAACATTCAAAGTACAAGAAAATACAAGCGAAGAGCAAAAGTAAATTTTGCGGTTGGGTTTGATCTACCCTTTGGCGTGCCTCGTTCACGCCCCGCTTTTTAACCTAACAGGAGGTTATCAATGCAAAAAGATTTAGTACATATCGGCGATATTCTTGGAAGTTTACGCGTTACAAAACTTGAAAAACATGGTTCTCATTGGAGAGTTTTCGCTTTATGCGAATGTGGTAAGGAAATTAATGTAAGGGTTTCTGATTGGTTAAAAAGAAATACTCCTAATTGTGGTGATAAGGTTGAACATGTTGATTTATCTAAGATAGGGGCTAAGTACAAAAAACTTACTATAATTGGATGCGAAAGGATAAATAAAGAAAAAGTTTATAAGTGCGAATGTAAGTGTGGAAATATAATTTATATGGAAATATATAGATGGGGCAAAGTATCTAGTTGTTTCAAATGTATATCTGAATATTTAAAGTATTTAAATGGACGAACTCTTTCTCAAGTATCAAAGAAATACAATATTTCAAACACCTATTTAGCTGTTTTAGTAAGAAATGGAATAAGAAATGACAAATCTTTTGAGTTCTTTAGTGGTCTAGGAATAAGACAAAAGATTTATGTAATTAAAAAATTATGGGGTTGTAAACACTCGCTTAGAGGGTCTATTAAAGATATACCATTTAGTAAAGAAGAGAAGGAGTTGTCGTGGTGAAAACGTGAACGCAATAAATCTTCCACATAATTTCACACCTAGGGATTATCAGATACCTCTTTTTAAAGCCTTAGATGATGGATATAAGCGCATACTTGCGATCCTTCATAGACGAGCCGGAAAGGACGCTACAACACTCTCAATGATGATCAGGGAGATGTTCAAGCGAAAAGGATATTACCTTTATGTATTTCCTACAGCTTCACTAGCTCGCCGTGTTATATGGCAGGGAGCCATGAAGGACGGAACTCGCTTCTTGGACTTCTTTCCATCTGAACTTATCAAGCGTAAGCAAGATCAAACTATGATGATAGAGCTTACTAATGGCTCTATTTTTCAGCTTGTAGGCTCTGATCGTTTTACAAATGTAGGAATAAATCCACTTTTAGTTGTCTTTTCTGAATTCAGTTTGCAAGATCCTTCGTGCTGGAATTACATTAGGCCAATCTTGGCGGAGAATGACGGCATCGCCATCTTCCAAGGAACTCCACGAGGTCGCAATCATTTTTATGATATGTATGAAACTGTAAAGGATAATCCTAAATGGTTTGTGAAAAAATTAGGTGTTAATGATACTGGTGCTGTTAGCTTAGAATCTATTGAAGATGAGAGACTTAGCGGACTTAGCGAGGAAGTTATCCAGCAAGAATTCTATGTTTCTTTCACTAGAGGTGTTGAAGGTTCATATTATGGAAAACTCGTTGATGTAGCAAGACGTGAAGGACGTATAACAAAGGTATTGTGGGAACCTGATTCAGAGGTACACTGTGCTTTTGATTTAGGGATGAATGATTCTACTACTATATGGTGGTGGCAGAACATTGGTCGCGAGATTCATATAATTGATTATTATGAGATGAATGGAGAGCCATTGAGTCATTATGTCAAGGTGTTAAAGAATAAGCCTTATGTTTATGGAGATGTATACTTGCCTCATGATGCTCGCGTTAGAGAACTAGGTACTGGGGTAAGCAGAATAGATACAATGCGCCAGCTTGGCATTAGTCCACAAATAGTTCCGATGCTTCATATTTCTGAAGGAATTGACCGAGTGCGTAATATTTTGCCTAGATGTTGGTTTGACGAGGAAAAGTGCAAGAAAGGAATTGAAACTTTAGAGTGTTACCATAAAGAGTACAATTCTAAATATGAAGTGTACTCAGAGCGTCCAGTTCATGATAAATATTCTCACGGAGCGGATTGTTTTAGGATGCTTTCAATTGTTGTTGACAAATCCAGTTTAACTTCAGATCCTAAAGAAATCTACGCGATGAACCGAGAGAACCGGCGAAGAATTTAAAAATCACATTTTTAAGATGCTTGACAACAAAAAGCTTTTTTTGTCTAGTGAGGTTTGGTATAATTAAATCTTAGGCAATTAATGGAGATATTAGGTATCTTGTCTATTGTTGGCGCTTTGATTATTTTGCGTTTTATTCAAAAGAGGTATTACTAGTGGCTTCAGATAAAGACGTTATTAAGGACTGGGAAGAGGCATATAATGAGTCTTTAACGAATTGGGCTGAGTATTACGACGAAGCGTACACGGATTTAAAATACTATGTCGGCGATCAATGGAGTGAAAGCGACAAGAAGTATTTGAAAGGTGAGTCTCGCAACGCTTTGGTCTTTAATAAGATACGCCGTATCATAAAAATGATAACAGGCTACCAGCGCAAGAATAGGCTGAGCAGCATCATAGAACCCCAAGAAGGCAACGACCAAAACACAGCAGACATCTTCAGTGACCTTCTACTCTGGGTAATGAATAACACGCACGGTTACGAGATTATCAGCAGTGCTTTTGAAGGAGCGTGTATTACAGGCGCTAACCTTTTATCAATATATATGTCTTATGATGATGACCGCGTAAACGGTGACATAAAGATTGTCAAAGAGCCTTTCAACGCTTTCATGCTAGACCCATATTTTACTCAGGCTGATCTCAGCGATTGTCGTTATCTATTGCGACGGCGTTACGTATCTAAAGACGACGCCAAGGGTCTTCTACCTGGAAAGAACAATGACATTGACAAATTGAAATCTAATAACGGCAACGATGGTCGTTTTACATACATGCCATACTCAAGAAAAGATAGTGCTGATCTTTTTGCTTACGATGAATACTGGAAGCGTGTTTCTAAGAAGCGCAAACTTTTGGTGGACAGGTCTACTGGTGAGACGCGTCTATGGGAAGGAGGAGCCTCGCAGCTTTCAGAGTTTAAGGGGCAATTCCCCTGGGTAGACATTATGACGGTCTACGAGAAGAGTGTTGAGCTTAATGTTATTCTCAATGGCGAGTTAATGTACTCTGGGTCCGATCCTTTTGGACTGGGTGACTATCCTTTTGTTCCTGTATTGGGATTCTACGAGTCTCAGTACGATGATTATTCTTATAAGCTTCAGGGAGTTGTGCGTTGCATGCGTGATCCACAAACTGAGTTTAACAAACGTCGATCTAAAATGATCGATATTCTCGATTCCCAAGTAAATAGTGGGTGGATATATAAAGAAGGTACGCTACGAAATCCATTAGATGTTTACAAGACTGGTCAAGGCGTTTCACTTGTAAGAACGCAAGATTCACAACCTGGAGATTTGGAGCGTATTCCTCCAGCAGAGTCCTCACAGTCTCTGTTTGCGTTATCTGAAGAGCTCAACCGAGACATCATGGAGATACCAGGAGCTAATGAAGAGCTTTTGGGTGTTGCTGATGCTGGTAACACACAGATGTCCGGAGTGTTGGCGAAAGTACGTTCTGCAAATGGTCTTACTACCTTGCAGGATCTTTTTGATAATTTATCTTTTGCTCAGAAATTACTAGGGAACAAGATTGTTAAACTTATCCAGGCGAATTTTACGCCGGAGAAAGTTGAAAGGATTACGCAGAAGCAACCAACTCCCGAATTTTATCAGAAAGATTTTGGGAAGTATGATTGCGTAACTGTTGAAGGAATGCTTACAGATACTCAAAGAGCGATGCATTATGCACAGTTGATTCAGGCTAAGTCTGTCGGTATCAATATTCCTGACAGTGCTATAATTAAGGCACTTCCGATACAAAATAAAGCAGAACTCATGGACGCGTTCGAGCAAGAACAGCAGGCAGCGCAGCAGCAGCAAGCTAAGATCGCCGAACAGGAAGAACTTCAGATGAAGCTTGCGAGCGCTGAGGTAATAAGCAAGTTATCTCTCAGCAAAGAAAGGCAAGCAAGGGCAAAAGCTGACATAGGATTGTTAATTGAACGTACCTCTGAAGCTTCTCAAAATAACTCTCTTGCAGTTCTAAACCAGGTGAAGGCGATGTCTGAGATTTCAGGCATGGAACAGGACAGAATAATGAATGCTCTACAATTTATTATGGCATTACAGGACAAGTCAGAACAGGAAGACAAAGAAAGAGAAGCTATAAGTAGCATTGAAGCTAGTATTGCTCCAAGTGAATTACAACAAAAAATGGGCATGTAGATGAAAGCAACGCTTACCTACAATCTTCCCGAAGAAGATGTAGAGTTCAAGGTATATATGAGAGCGTATGATTTTTACACTGCTCTCAACAGCATCAGTGAGCTAATGCGCCAACATCGCAAAGGAAATATTGTTGACATTGAGAAGATGATTGACGGAATCCAAGACCATATTACTGAAAGTGGGATTTACGAAGTCTAGCGATGGCTAGAAAAAGCAAGAGTCAAAAGAAGGGGAAGTAATGCCACAGCAGATCGGGGAGACACGAACAGCTCTTAGAGAACGCACACTTTCAAAGAAATTGAACGAAGTAGCTGGTGAAACACGTCAAAAGCATGGATGGGAAGAGTTTTGGATAGTGATGTTTCATAAGCCAGACCAGCTTTTATATAATGTGATACGCGAAGGGGTAAAGGTTTTCAATGTAGACCCTCGCAAAAGTAAACGTGGAAGATGGCCTCAAGTTGGAAGCATGTGTTTTCATTTCGACTATCCGAAGAGCCTGATTGAGGCTGTGTGGATACTCCCCCCTGATATTGGTATATTTGATTGCCTTCCACAAGAAGAAAAAGTTTCTGCTATTGTAGGAAAAAGTGTTGCTAACACCTCACAGTTAGTGGGTGGAAGCATTCTATAGCGTCGCCGGCTTACGGGCGTAAAATCGAGTTATTCGGAAATTCCGAACAACTCAAAAGGAGACAAGAATGGTAGAAGATCAAGATACGGGCGTAACCGAGCAATCGGAAGTTTCTGTCGCCGAGGAACAAACCGCGGGCGTTGATGCTCAGGTCGCCGCTGAGGAGGTTCAGACTCAAAGTGAAACACCAGAAGATAAAAACTGGTCTGCGTTTCGTGAGTCTGCTCGTGAGCAAAAGGAAGAGATCAAGTCGTTGAGGGCTGAGCTGGCTAGTTTTAGACAAACTCCAGCAAAAGTGCAACAACAGATGGATTCTTTCGAACAGGACATGGATGACATTCCAACCAAGGCTGATGTAGCTAACTACATAGCTCGAAAAGAAAAAATTCTCGAGCAAAAAATGGCAGAGATGTCGGTTATGTCAAAACACCCTGATGCTCATGGGATAATTGAAAAGTATGGTAAACAGCTACCTGATGCAGTAAAGCAAGCGATTGCCTCTGCTCCTAATCCTTGGGAAGCTGCGTATTTTGCTTGCAAGAACTCAGAGGCGCATTATAAAGACAGTCTTACGGATGCACAGCATGGAAACGCTAAGAAAGCGGTAGAGAATGCTAAGAAACCAGGATCGGCTAGTGCCGTTGGCAGTAGTGGGGCTTTGAGTAAAGCAAGCTTGTATGAGAGCATGAGCGACGCGGAGATAGTGGCGATTTCTAATAAATATAAGATGGGGGGATAACCCTCCAGTTTCTTTCTGTATTCGGTAGCCATAACGAAACTCAACGGAGATACGGATGGCTAACGTTACAACACGTTCCGAGGTTCCCGCTGCTGTAGACACCTATTATGACAAGGTTCTATTAGCACGTGCGAAGCCTTATCTTATTCATAGTCTTTTTGGACTAAAAAAATCTATTCCAGCTAAAAGCGGTTCTATTGCGAAATTTCGTAGATATACGAATTTGTCGACGGCTACCACTGCTTTGACTGATGGAACAACTCCAGCTGGTAGCAAACTATCAGTTACTGACATGACTGCTCAAATTGATGAATATGGTGATTATATTACTATAACAGATCAAGTTGAATACATCGTAGAGGACAACGTTCTCAACGAAGCTACTGGAATTCTATCTCGCCAAATGGGTGAAACCCTAGACGAACTTGTACGTGATGTTCTTGCTTCTACAGCATCGACTGATCAGTGTACTAATGGTGTAAATGGTTCGACTCCTACCGAGCTTACCTACGCTGACATCCAAGGTGTCGTAAAGACACTCATGGGCAACAGCGCTCGTATGTTCACACCAGCCATCGAAGGCGCCAATAAGTTCGGTACAGCTCCTGTACGTCGTTCTTTCTGGGCTCTAGGAGACACTGACATCCTTGATGACCTTGAGGCTATCGACGAATTCATTCCCGTTGCTCAATATCCACAAGCTAGCGGACTTAATGACGCTGAATGGGGATCCGTAGGAAACACACGTTGGTTGTTAAGCCCTAATGGTTACGTTTCTTCTAGCACCTACAGCAACTTCATCGTAGGTGAAGAGGCTTACGGTCTTATTGATCTTAATGCTGGAACTATGAAGAACATTTATAAGCCTTTGGGACAGGGGGACGATCCTTTGAATCAGAGGTCTACAATGGGTTGGCGCGCGTATCATGTTAGCCGGATATTGAACGATTCATGGTTAATTGACTTAAATTCAACCCATTCATAAGGAGGTAAATCATGACTGCAAGAATTAAGAAGTTTAAACTTACCTCTGGTGGAGCTGCTTATACTTTAAACGTAGGCTTTGTACCTGATGAAATTGAAGTATGGAACTACACTCAGTGGGCCGTAGACACTAAAACAGCAAAGAGTTACTGGCACCGTGGTATGACTACTGCATATGCCCTTAACGAGCTTTGCGAAGACACAAGCACCAACCATACAGCTTCTACATCGAATGGCTTTACAGTGCTTGAAACGACTTCTATTGTACCTAGCAACCAGAGCATTAGCGCTGTAACAGCTGCTAATCCTCCTGTTGTAACAGTAGGAGCCACAGCGACTTACACTACTGGTGATGTTGTTGGTATCCATGACGTGACTGGGATGACACAGATTAATGAAAATCATTACAAAATCACAGTTATCAATAGCACAACCTTTTCTCTACAAGACATGAACGGTGATGACATCGACGGCTCAGCTTACACAGCTTGGTCAGCAGGTGGAAAAGTCGTAAACGTCTCAGAGAAAGTGGATAACAGCGGTACCTTTAGAGTTACTCTTGGTACTGATGTAGTTGGCGCTGACTCCGATCTCTTATTCGTGACTTGTACTCAAGCAGATTACGAGGATCTCGGAGACATCGGTTAAAGTACTTAATACTAAGGGGGTTATGATAATATAGCCCCCTATTTGACTGTATGTTACGAATCTGATATACTTAGCCAGGCCGTTTAAAAGGAGGTCTGGAATGAAGAAATGTGCAAAATGTGGAATAGAAAAAGATGAATCTGAATTTTATAAAAGCAGGAATAGGAAAGACGGATTCCAGCCATATTGTAAAGTTTGTGAAAAAATTAAAGGTAAAAAATATCGTACAGATAACGAAGAGAAAGTTTCTTCGGCTTCTAAGGAATATTATCAAAAAAACAAAGAGGCTATTAGAGAAAAACATAAAAAATATAATGAAAAAAATAGTGAAAAAAAAAGAGAGTGGAATTCTTCATATTATCAAAGTAGAATCGAACATTTTAGACGAAAACACCGACAATATGGAAAAAAACATGTCGAAGAAGCAAAAGAACGCAGAAAAAAATGGGTTATAGAAAACCCTGAAAGAAATAAAGAGTATTTTAGAAATTACGATCCATTACGCAAAAAGGCACATTGGACAATTTCTAATGCTTTGCGTGGAGGGAAGGTTAAAAAACCAGAATATTGCGAAGTTTGTGATATGAGGGAAGAAAAACTTGATGCACATCATCATGATTATTCTAAGCCTTTAGAAGTGATATGGTGTTGTAAAGATTGTCACGGAATGCTAGACAGATTGCGAAGAAAAAAAGAGTGTGCGAGCACTGATGGTTAAACAACCACAACGTGTGTCACCTGAAGGTTTATCTTCAGTTAATGACTAACCAAGGAGACCTAAGATGCCGAGAGGTCGAAAACCAGGAAGCAAGAACAAACCAAAGAAGGAGAATTCAATGGTTGAAGAGAAGGCAGGTCCAGCGATTGACGCCGTAGCCGAGATTAAGGAGCTGGAAGTAAAGAAAGTTAAATATGCACGAGGTAGATTTACCAACTATGAGAACCCTGGCTATGCGCTAGATTTTTCACATAATGGAGTGAGCATGTCCTTAATGGATGGTAACGAGCATGTTATAAAGTTAGAGATAGCGGAACATCTCAATAAATTAGGGCGTACTAAATACAAATTTGTTGATAATGAAAAAGTGAAAGCGGGATTTGTTCCACGAACAGGGTTTCAGATCATAGAAGTTATTGAGAAGGAAGCGTAATGGGCTGGAAACTTTCAAACATTCAAGACAAGGTGCGCGCCCTCACGGGGCGTGCTTCTACTAATCAGTTGTCGGACACGGATTTGACGACTTACATCAATCAATACTACCAATACGTGCTTCCAGCGGACTTAAAGCCTTTGGAGCTAGAGACTTGGTGGGAATTTGATACTACTGATGGTGATGAAACACAAGTCCTCGACGATGATTCTTATGTAGTGATCTCTTCGCCTGCATATGCCGATGGTTATGATGTAGAACTGTACTTTGACGCCGAGCGTTTCTATGCTAAATGGCCAGAGCATACGACCTACGACGAGAACATCCCTACAGACGCGCTGTTCTATGGCCAGACACTGCTCTTGCGTCCTACACCTGATACTGCGTATAGCATGAAGATAAAGGCGTGGACTAGGCCTGCTGCTCTTGCGTCTAGCACATCGACACCGACACTTGAAGGGTGGGGACCATTGATAGCTTATGGAACTGCGATGGCGATTTCAGAAGATAACGGTGACACAATTAGAGTCCAAGAGATTATGCCTATATATCAGATGGAATTGAATAGGAATATGCGCAAGTCTCAACAGCAGCTAAACGATAGAAGAACGTTTCCAAAGTTTTAGGAGGTAGAAAATGGCATGGGACAATTCGTTTCCAGCTAATGCGTCACCAGTTCTTACGGGAACTGCTGGCATAAGAGCAAACTGGGCGGCATTAGAGACGACTGTTGGAGTAGATCATAATTATATGGGTCAGACTCGCGACGGTCAGCATGCTAAGGTGTCATTGTATGAGACTACGAAGCCTACAGCTGCTACTAAGACAGGAATTGTGTATACAAAAGCTGTTTCTACAGCTACTGAGCTTTATTATGAGGATGCTGCTGGCAATGAAGTGAAGATTACCAGTGGAGGCGCTCTTGCTAACACCGATTCTGTAGTTGCATGGGCAGTTTTCGATGGTGTTACTTTAGCGATTGCAGATAGTTATAATGTTACGAGTGTGGCGAATCCGAGTAATGGTTATTATAATATAACCTTTACAACTTCATTAGCCTCAGCAAACTATGCTGTTGTTGGTACTAGTGCTTCAACAGTGACTCAAAATTATTTCACTTTTATAAGCCGTCCGTATGGTGCTACAAAGACTGTCGATGTTTGCAGGATAGTTACTATTAGGGTCACTGATTCAGCATCTTTACAGCCATCGAAACAAATAATGTTAGCATTTATTTTATAGGTAAAAACATGAAGTTTATTATATACGAAGAAGATAAAAGCGTTACTGTGGTCTCTCCAGCGTATAGTTTATGTGTTGATGAAGAGAATATTGAGGATTTTCTCAATAAAATAGCCTTAAAGGTTATTCCTAAAGGACTTAGCTATTTTTTTATTGAAAATACAGAGATGCCTACACTTTTCCGCGAAGCTTGGAAGATTTCAGAAGAAAAAATCATCATCGACATGGAGAAGGCTCGTGAAATTAAGATGAACGAGATCCGAGAACTTCGTAGTGCGAAACTTGCAGAGCTTGATATTGAAGAACTCAAGGTCATGAGGAAGAAGGATAAGATCCAACTTGACGAGCTTTATATCAAGAAGGAGCGTCTTTGTGATCTTCCTGCTACCTATGATTTGCTGCAATTCGTTACAGCTGAAGAACTTGCTGAGGCTTTGCCCGAGGAGCTGGCATGACATACCAACCTTTTCTTATTGCGCCACTAGGCGGTTTGGATGACCAAGTAGATCCTTGGCTTTTGCCAGATCAGGCGTTCTCTTCATTGAAGAATGTCTATATTGATCGTGGTGTGATAAAGAAAAGGCGAGGGTCAAGTGTTTTCGGACAACTCGGACGCTTTGTTGATGATGAAGCATATGCGACAGGGAATGGTGGCAAAGGTCCATATACTCATACAGCAAGCAATACTCCTGTAATAGCAGGAAGTGTTATTATTACTGAAGCAGGTGGTCAGGATATTGTAGATGATGGTGACGGAACACTTTCTGGAGATGGAACAGGGACTGTCAATTATACAACTGGAGCCATTAGCGCGACATTTACTGCTAATGTTGGAGTTGTAGCAATCACATGCGATTACCATTACAGTGATGCTGGAACAGATAGAGTGGTTCGAGGTGTTTATCATTTTGATAGAGCTGATGGCTCTACGGAACTTCTGGCTTTTGATAAGCGTCGTGGAAGCAAATGGGATGCAACTTACAAATATTTTAAGAATTTAGATAACGGTTCAGGGACTTATGATATTTGGAATAACGATAATCTGATATGGGCGTATGCTTATAATGACAAGTTGTGGATTTGTGATAATGCCTCTGTTATTTATACATACGACGGCACTGATTTTGGTCTTGAGACCGCTAATTTACAATATGGTTCTGGAGGTACTGACACCATACGCTCTGCTTTGATGATTTTCCCATATTACGAACGTCTTGTGATGCTTAATACGCTAGAAGGTTCAGCCTCTACGAGATATCCACAGAGGGCAAGATGGTCGCAAGCTGGGAGTGTCAGTGTCTGGCGTGATGATATTGCTGGTCAGGGTGGATATAACGACGCTCCAACTAACGAAAAGATTGTTTCTGCGGCATTCCTTAGGGGTAAGTTAGTAGTCTTTTTTGAGCGGTCTGTGTGGCTTTTGGAGTACACAGCGAATCCAGACCTTCCGTTTCGATGGAACAGGATAAACTCAACGAGAGAAATAGATGCTACGTTTGGAACATTATCTTTTGATCAGTATGTAGTAGGAACAGGAAAATACGATCTCATTGCCTGCGATGGTGTTAACACTCAGACGTTTAACAAGAAACTTCCAGATTTCAGCTTAGAGATTGATTACGATTATATCGATTTATGTTTTGGCAATAGATCGAATAGCAATGAGCAAGCATTTTTGGCATATCCTTCTAAAGGAGGATCGGTTACCTATCCTGACACATTGCTAGTATACAATTATACCGAAGAAGCGTTCTCAAAGTATCAGTTTACCGATAAGACTGGTGGTGTGATGCAACTGCGCTGCCTTGAGGATTACACTAAAGGTGCTGATGTTACATTTACTAGCATGCAGAACGGAACATACTGGTCAGAAATAACATCTCCAGCCACATTCACTGATTTTACTAATTATATATGGGATGACCTATCTTTTCAGAAAGGAGAGCTTATCTCTATATGTGGGAGTGAAGATGGATATGTTTATGAGCTTCCCAATGCTAATTCCGATGACGATAATGGCTATGACTATAACTTTGAGATACTTACGAAGCGTTACAATCCGTTTCAGCAACTAGGTAAAGAAGTTGTTCTTGGTCACATAGATTTTCTCGTAGATGTTTTCGCTGATGTTGAAGTGCAGGTGGATTTCTATCTTGATAATGAGACATCCCCAACAGGAACACTAACGCGATTTTTTGATTGTTCTGGTGATGGAGCAAGAACATGGAAGACGGTGTACTGTGGTGCTTCGGGGGATACGGTACGAATTCGTTTAAAGCATTCTGGCAGCGATGAAACGTCTATGAATAAGAATTTCAATGTGCATGCTATGCGTCTGAACATGAAACCAGGGGGGCGGCAGTAATGACGCTTCCAATAGAAAAGATATTTTCTGAAGAACCTGAAGATTTCCAGAGAGATGTAACCGAGATGTATAAGGAGGTTGCACAGGGCATCAATGGCACTATTAAGACATATACGCCTACAGTTTTCGGAAGTACCTCTGCTGGAGCAGCTAATACTTATGCTTATCAATACGGGCTTTATCTTCGTCAAGGGTTAATGGTAGATGTATGGGTTGATATTACATGGTCAGTGGCTCATACTGGTACTGGTACGATTTATGTTTCACTTCCTTTTGTTGTTAAAAAGACTCCTAGTGGTGTTTTCCCATATTTAGGTTCTGTTGATTTGGGAGGTTTATCTTATACAGCAAATTACACATATGCAGTCTTACTAGCTGAGCCTAATACTACTAGAGCTCATTTAGTTCAGTGTGGTTCTGGTCAATCGAGAGCTGGAATAGCAATAGCAGCAGCTGGACAAATTAGAGGACATGTCAGGTACTTAGGCCAAGAACAGGAAAAACTTTGATGAAATTTGAGAGATGCTACAACCCTGCTTTCATACCTCGCATCCTTGTTGATCAGATGCCTGACAAGGAAATGTCTCCAGATAGATTCTATGATTTTTTAACACTTGTTATATCATCACCGACGCATTTTCTTTGGCTTATGATTGACGATGAGAATGAGATTCAAGGGTTTCTTTGGTGTGAGTTGAATCTTATTAATATGAATATAATTGTTAATGAACTTAGCACAAGAAAATCTCAGTGGAATAGTGGTAAAATGATAGATGTTGTGACAGAGTTTTTAAAGGTTTTCATGAAAGAAAATGGTATAAAGAAAGGTATATGGGTAACCAATCGCCCAGCCCTCTTTGAGAAGAAAAATTTTACAAGATCAAAAAACGTATATATGGAATACGTTCTAGAGGAGGAATAACATGGGCGGTGAATCAGGTGGCGGAATTGAACAAGTTAATAGGCTTACTTCTGAACAGCAATCTGCTCTTCAAAGATTGCTAGGTGAAGGAACTTTCGGTGGTCTTGAGCAAGGCTTGGAAGGTTTTAATACAGAGGCGGCTACAAGTGCTTTTGAACAAGGCCCAGCTGCGCAGGCTCGCAAGCAGTTTTCCGAGCAGACTATTCCAGGACTACAGGAGCGTTTTACTGCTATGGGTGGTGGTCGCAGTAGTGCGTTACCGCGTATGGCTACGGCTGCAGGAGCAGGCCTTGAATCAGGACTTAGTGGTCAATTAGCACAGTTGCTGTTTTCAGGTGAAGAAGCTCAGAAGAACAGACAGATACAAGCTGCTCTACAAGCTTTGGGTCTTGGAATGGGAACTTCAGCCTTTGATTCTATGGTTAAACCTGGACAAGCTGGACCTGGAGGTGCTATTGGATCTTTAGCTGGTGCTGGACTAGGAGCATTTATGGGAGGTCCTGTTGGAGCTTCAATTGGTGGCGGTATTGGTGGATCGATAGGATCAATGTTTTAAGGAGAAAAAAGATGGCTATTTTTGAAGAACCGCAATCTCGAGAACACCCAGCTGAAAAATATATAAGTACGGCACTTGAAGGTATTTTGGGGTTTGCTCAACAGAAACAACAGCAAAAGCAGGCGCGGGGGATTGCGCCAATGCTTGTAAAAATGGGGCTTGTCGAGACAGAAGAAGAAGGGATGGCTTTGGCTCAACAGTCTCCAGAGATCCAAAAAGTTTTAGTAGCAGGGGCGATGAAACAGATAGGGAAGGCCCCTGTTTTATCTCCTTTTGAGAAAAAAATGCAAGAGGGCATGGCCGAGAACGCCATGACTATGTATAAGTCTTTACCAAAGATACAGGCTCAAAAAGGTACTCTTAATCGCATACTTTCCCTAAACGAAAAAATGGGAGGCATTCCTGGTTACGCAAAATCTTTTGTTGGGTCAAGAGACGCTACGGAACTTAACGCACTTGGCTTAGCTGCTCTTGAACCCGTGCTAAAGGTTTTTAACCCTGCTGGTGTTTTGCCTCAAAGCAAGATTGAAATGATTAAGGATAAATTTGCTCCCAAGGCATCGGACAGGAGATCGGTAGTCAAAGCTAAGGTTGATGCTATTAAGCGCTTTACAGACATGGCTGAAGAACAGGCCCGTAATGCTTTTTCCTTAATGAAGACAGGGAAAATAACACCAGAAGAATTTGATGAAGGGTTAAAGAGCAATTTGTCTCTAATAGATCAAGTCCTAGAAGAACCAGCATCGTGGGAAGGAGAAGAGCAAAAAAAAAAAGAGGAAGAAGTAGAAGAGCCTTTAAAAGAGAAAGAGGCAGAGATGGCTATTCCGCCGGGTACTGGAATTGCTGAAGAGGCAATAGGCGAGGAGCTCATGGCTCCGGCAAAAGAAGAAGTCGAAAAAGAGGCAAAAGGTTTTTGGGACAAGTTCTCAGATTTCACTAAAGGGGCGGCGGAGCTAGAGGCTGTCTCTGAAGAGTTCGAAAGAGCGGCAGAGAGCGGCGTTGAAAGAGAAACTGGTATAGGACTTCGAGCTGCTCCAAAAGCTGTTGGTGCTATGGTTGACTTTGGCAACCTTATATCTGATCTAGTTATAGGAAAAAAAATTCCGATAGAAAAGATGACAGAGGAGTCCTTTGGCAAGGCCATGTCTTTTCAAGATCTTGGAGAAGAATTTTTTGATTATATTACCGGGAAAGAATATGTCCCGGATCATGCTATTGAAAGAATTTTTGAAAAAAGTATTCAAGCTGGTGGAGAAATGGCATTAATCCCAGGGGGAGCCAAAGCTGATCTATTTGGAAAAGGATGGTTAAGTGGTCTCTTATCGCAATCGGCGAAAGAATCGGGTCTCGACGAAGGAAGTCAAGTCATGGCTTCTTTGCTTCCATTTTTGGGCGACTTTAAAGATCTTGCAAAAGGCGGAATAGACTTAATGAAGGGGGCATATGAGTTAGCTAAAAATCCTAAAAAATTAGAAGGAATGCTTAAAGACTTTTCTTCATATATTAGAGGAAAAAGTCTTAAGCCTTTGGCAGTAGCGACTAAGGCACAACGAAAGATAAAACCAGAACAAGTTATTCCGTCTAGGGCTAAAGAGCTGATGGAGGCAAAAGATGTCTCAAAGGTGGCAAAGAAACCGCTTAGCGAACTTTTTGACAATGAGCAGGTTTTGTCTATGGAAACACGCATGGCACAATTGCCTGCGACGAAAGAGATTTACAAGCCATTATTTGAGGAGATGACACAAAAATATGTTAAAGACTATGCCAAGATTTTAGGGGAAGTCTCTAGGACGGACCCAGAAAAAGCGTTTAAATTAATTACTGATGCAACCTCTAAAAAAGAGATTAAAGATTTATTTAAAGAGTCGCTATACAAAGAGCGGGCGCTCGCTGACGAAAGTATAGGCAAGGGATTTGACTTGCTGAGGAAATATCGACCTAAAGGTGAGCGGGTAAGCTGGAAAGACACGAAAGAGCTTATAAAGTCTGTCGATGAAAGTATTGATCATTTACATAAAGGCGGCCTTATTTCAAAAGATTCTGAGCCATTAAAATATTTGGAATCGTTCAAGGCTAGGCTTTTGAAGGCTCCTCCTGAGACAGCGGGAGAAATAAAAAAACTAAAGGAAGAAATTGCAGCAATTGAAAAAACAATTGGAACTACAAGTGTCGTTTCAAAGAAAGAGCTTGCTCCTCGTTTAAAGAAAATTGAAAAATTATCAAAGTCTGGAGCTTTAGTGGAGGAAGTTGAGCAAGGGTTTCGAAAAATAAATGCAGCGTTAAATTATGGCAAGCCTTTTCAGTATAAAGATATTCCTCGTCTTGATTTGAAGACTAAAATCAAAAAGGCTCTCGAGAATTATGGGAAGACAAAAAATCCTAAATACTACAAGCAATTTGTTAAGATGAATGAGGTTTATTCGAATTACAAGGACACCCTGAAGTCGGACATCGTATTTAATACGCTATCTGGAAAGCGTCCTGATGCAATATACGGGTTATTGGACAATCCGAGTACCATTAAAGACTTTAAGGCAATAATTGCGTCAGGAGATCTTGAGTTAAATTATCTTGGTAATATGGTTATTACAAGTAAAATCAATGACATTTTATATCCTAAGCTATTTTCAGAGGGGGCGCAGATGAAGGAATCCACCAAGCGCTTTACTCAATTAACATCTATGGAGAAAGATAAGTTGGCGGCCCTGATGGGTCGTGATGCATATGATGGTCTGAAGAAGCTACAAGGTGAAATTGCAACAAACCAGAAAAAACTTAATGCTTACTTAAATACTAGTAAAACTGCTGTGACGTTAACCTCTGATGCAAAAGAGTTTATGAGAATTTCAGGACTATTAGACATGTTGTCAGGGAATTTTAAAAAGGGAACAAAGAAATTATTCTATTCAAATTATGAATCAATTTTAGGGGATTTGTATACAGATCAACATTTTCAGAAAATGTTATTAGATATCGTGCAAGAGAGTAAAAAAACAAAGCCAACTGTGAGCCCACTAAACAAAGTCGCTTCTTATGTGAAGAAAAAGCTTAAGAAGTATGATGCGACCTTTAAATCAATTGTGCCTGTGTCGAAGGTTTCTGAAGACGAAGATTAAAAAGAAATGTGGAGCTCTTGTCTAACGATTGACAGATTCAGGGTATCCCCTTAACTCCACATCTCTAACTTTAGTTGATTTTAGGAAAATATACAATACGAGAAGATATTTTAAGACTTTGGCTCAGCCTTCAAAATCGGATCTTTGATCTTTAGCGTTTCTCTTATGCACCGCATCACAAAATCTTTCATCGAAATTCCAGCCTTTGCGGCGCTTATCTTTATACGCTTGTGGTCTTCTTCCACTATTTCTATGGTAAGTTTTTTTGTCAGCATGTGTTTACCTCCAAGTTGTATTTACCATTATACGTAAACGCGTACTTTATTACAAGTTTTTGTAGAAGAAAAAAACACCTAGCGCCTAAAGTAAATTTATATTTGGAGGTAGTGTGCCTCCATACAAAAAATGAAGGTTAGCCATGCGCGCACCATTAAGTTACTTAGGAACTGGAGACGTTCCTGTGCTTACTATAACTACATCAGTACCAGACACTTCCACAGTAGGGAAGCTGGGCGAAATTATTGTAGATAAAACTAATAAAAATGCTTATATCCTCACCAGCGCTGATGGTGGTATATATACTTGGGAAAGCATTGAAGGCGGCGGAGGTCTCGACTTCCAAGAATCTGTCTTGGCACAATTAGCATATGCAAGTTCTACAGCTACAGAAGGTTATCGCTACCTAGCCTCCGGGACTTCTGGTCTGTGGACTAAAGACTACATATACGAATATCAGTCTGGAGCATGGGAAGCAACAGCACCTTCTAATGGAATGATGACTTACAACGAAGATACTTCCAGCATTCTTGTCTATACCGGATCTGCTTGGGAAGGCGTAGGCGCTGCTATTCCAGACGCTTCTGAGACTGTTCAAGGTGTTGTCGAACTTGCTACGACCACCGAAGTTGTTGCTGGCTCTGACACAACACGCGCTGTCACAACAGCTGGACTAACAGCAAAACTCGGCACACAAACTGCTAATGGTGTAATGCTTGGTGGTGGAGCTGCTGGGTTTAATTTGGGAGCAACTTCAGCGGGTACCGCAGGTCAGCCGTTGATTTCTAGTGGTGCTGGTGTTGATCCTGATTGGGGGACTCTTAGTGTCGCTTATGGTGGCACGGGTGCAACAACACATACAATTCATGGTGTGTTGATTGGGGCAACTGCTGGTGCAGTAGTTTCTTTAACGGCCGGAACAAGTGGTCAAGTCTTGCTCGGTTCTACTGGAGCAGACCCTGTCTTCGGAACAGTTGGAAGCACAGATAGTACTATCGCTTGGACACTTGGAGCAGGTACTCTTACAGCACAAGCTCGTGCTGCTTCTGCTACTGTTACAGGTGTCATCGAGATTGCGACTGACGCTGAAACGACAACGGCAACATCGACTAGCCTATGTATTACTCCTGCTAACCTAGAGGTTCGTCTGGGTACTCAGACCCAGCATGGTGTAATGCTTGGTGGTGGAGCTGCTGGAACTAACCTTAGTGTTGCTGCTGTTGGTACAAACGGACAAATTCTTTGCGGTTCTACTGGTGCGGCTCCTGTTATGGCAACTGTAGGACATACAGCCGGTACTTTAACCTCAACGCTAGGCGCTGGAACTCTTAATATTGATACCGCATCTACGATGATTCGTACTGCTGCAGTAACAATCTCTAATGCTCAACTACAAGCGTTAAATGCGACACCGATACAGCTTGTTGCAACTCCTGGCGCGAATAAGTACCTTGACTTCTTGGGGGCTATTATTGCCTTGGATTATGGTACAGCTACGATAGACGATTGTGCCGCTGATGGAGATTTACAGATTCGTTATGATGCGAGTACTGTGGTTTCACTAACTGTCGAAGCGAATGATTTGGTAGACGCTGTAGCAGATGCTGCATCTACAGCTAAACCGTTGGCTACTGATGTTACGTTATTGGCTGATAAGAAGTTGGAACTTTACAACAACGGCGCTGAGTACACAGTTGTTGGTGGCGGAGATGGAGTTTTGAAAATCCTCATCAACTACCGCATACTAGACTTGAGCTAAGCTTAAGTTTCTGATATAATATAAGCCGTAGGTCAGGGAGATATCCCGAGTCTCGACAGTGAGTAGTTGAGAGCCTACAGCTTTTCTTTAATCTCTAACTCAGGAGAAATTCTCATGTGCAGCAAACAAAAACTTCCCAAAGCAACACATTCAGGAAATATATATATCGGAAACAAAACGATTGCGTGTGCTGTTTTGGAAGATGGAACTCGCGTTATCACACAAAGCACTATGCTAAAAGCTCTAGGAAAATCAAAAGGAGGAACTCAAAAATATAGTGGTGGGGGGCCGCTACCATCTTTTCTAGACTATAAGGGACTTAAACCGTTTATTTCTAATGAGTTAGAGGTGTGCGCCCGCCCATTAATATTCAAAACGCCAAAAGGAGCAAATGCTTACGGATTCAGAGCAACACTGCTTCCAGATATTTGTGACGTATATCTTTCAGCAAGAAAAGCAAAAACGCTTCCGCATAATCAACAACATATAGCTGAAGAATGTGAAATCATTGTGCGCGCTCTTTCTAAAATTGGTATAATTTCACTTGTTGATGAGGCTACTGGATATCAGTATGAAAGAGAACGCGATGCACTGCAAATAATTCTATCAAAATTTATTTCTAAAGAATTTCTTCCTTGGGTAAAGCGATTTCCTATTCAGTTTTTCAAGTTATACAAACGAATGTATGATGTAGAAACTGAAAAAGGATGTCCTCCACATGTAGGACATTTTATCAATAGCTTTATCTACAAAAAATTAGCTCCTGGTGTGCTGGAAGAACTTCGTATTAAAAATCCCATAACTGAAAAAGGTTACAGAAAGCAAGCACACCATCAATGGTTAACGAATGATACTGGGTGCGATTCATTGAACAGACAAATTCTTCAAGTTATCACTTTAATGAAAGTTTCAGAAAATAGAGAAGACTTTGAAAGATTATATAATAAAGCTGGTGAAATAACTAAAGAATGGGTTTAAAACTTAAATGTATTTGCTAAAGAAGGAGACGCATAATGATTGAAGATTATTTTGTCTACTTGATAGGCCCAAACTTAGCTGCTGGCATATCGATTATTCTGATGTTTACCTTAGTTTTAATTTTATTTTCAAGGCTAATAAAAAGTTGAAAGCGATTCTTGCCTCAAAAGTTTGCTATTCGCTAAAATAGCAATCGAACGACCGAAGTTCAAAAAATAAGGAGTCACCAATGACAGAAGAAAAAAAAGAAGTAGAAGAAAAACAAGAGCCAGTAAAAGTCACGACCTATGTAGGTAACTTAATATCAGTAACTACAGTCTTCGGAGAGCAATCCTGCACTCTCTTAGTCCCAGGACAATCAGCTACATACGAAACACTGATCGACATCTTGCATAAGATGACAGAGCAAGTCATCGAAGGCAAAGCTGTTGCCGAAGCTGCTGCGGAAAATGCTAAGGAAGAGGAAGTTGCAGAGGAATCAGAAGAAATTGTAGAATCTGCAGATCTTGACGAGGAAATTCTTTAAAGGAAAGCCTTTTTGGCTCCTTTGGCTTCCTACGATTTATCGTGGGGGGCCTTTTTTTCTATTTCTTTGTGTTTTAAGAACAACAACTCTCCGATTTTGTGCGCCGCTTCTGCAGCCTGTGCGTATGTGTGCCCTGTTGGGATCGATAGATAATAGGAATCCTCACCGGTTTTCGTATGAATTTCAACGCGTGCCAATGCAACGAAATTGGGTGATTGGAAATCCTCTTCTGTGAGAATTTTTGTTTCTTCTTTGATTTTGTGCTCCTTGACAAATTAAAGTTTTTTGACAATAGTGGTGATAACCACAGATCTATAGTACAATACTGTTCTTGTGGTTACAACCAACATTTGGTTAGCCGTCGTAGACGAGCCCTTTTACAAAGGAGAAAGATATGTCAAGAGCAACTCGTCCCATACAATTAAGGGACGCTCAAGGAACCATTTTAGCCACAACAGCTGGCGATCTAAGTATGACCTCTTCCAGGGGTGGTACTGTAAATATAACTCATCTTGCATACTCTCGTCCTGGCACAGCGCTTACAGCTGCAGGATGGAAGATCATGAAACATACATATGATGCAACGAATACAGTAGTACGTACTAGATATGTCATTGACTCTAAAGACTATGCAGACTTTGATCAGATATGGGATGATTCTTCTGCAGTTGCTATTAGTGCAATTACGAAAGCAGCGGATGGTCAAGTAACGACTAGTACGGCGCATGGCTATAATACAGGCGACAAGATTGAGATTGTTTCAGTTTCTGGAATGACAGAGGTTGATGGAGATGGATACGGTTCTATCGTATTTACGATTACAAAAGTTGACGCTACGAAGTTCACACTCGGAGTCGACACAAGCGGTTACACGACATATACAAGCGGCGGCAATTGCTTTGCACGTGACTATCTAAACTACACCTATGCGTAATAGCTTAACCATTAAACACTTAGGAGAAATTTAGATGTCTACATACGGATTTAACCCATATACCAATCAGCTTCAGGCTATTGGCATAAAGAGCATACAAAAAGCTGTTGCTCCTACCAGTTCAGATTATCAGTATCAACTTGGCACACAATGGGTTGACACTACTTCGGATGATATTTGGTTTTTAGTAGATGTAACAGGAATCGTAGCTACCTGGGAAAAGGTAGTCGGTGGAAGTACAGGGATGACTAGCGCGGGAAGTGATTCAGGAACAGCGACACCAACATCAGGAGCTATCAACTGGGTAGGAGGGGAGGGGATCAACACCTCTGGGGCTACTAATGTTTTGACGATTGCTTGCGAATTATCAACGGCTGCCGCTAACGTCGGAGCTTCTAACATCGGGGCATGCTCATTCTTAGATTCTGACTTTGGCGTTTCCTCTGGATTCACCTCGTTGAACGATGCCGTCGTCAAGAGCGTTACCACTGACAGTGGTGCAATGACACCATCATCACACAGCTTCTCTCTGTTAGGCGGCGAGGGCATGGATGCTACGCATTCCGGTACTACAATTACCGTAGCCGGCGAGGATGCTACTGACACTAATAAGGGAATCGCTTCTTTCGATGCTTATGATTTTGGCGTATCTTCTGGAGCAGTATCGTTGCGTCCAGGTAGCGCATGTTATTTCGTAGGCAAGTGGGGAAACGATAGTGCCGACGGTCTTACATATAGCAGCGCGAAGCTTACTGTTCAAAATGCTGTTACTGCTGCCCCGGCAAATTCTACAATTTTAGTCTATCCCGGGACATATGCAGAAACCGTGACTTTTGATGCAAATGGCCAAACTCTTATAGGTATGGGTAAATCGCAAAACGTTGTTATCCAGCAAGCAGATGCTAATGTAATCAACTTTAACACTCGTTCTTCTATTCAGGTGGAAAATATTAAACTTGAGGTGACTGCTGCGACAACGGCAATTAGCACTATTACAGGAACGACCGGAACCTGCTCCATAAAAGAATGTACTATCATAATGACGACAGCAGCAGACATAGCAGCGGCCTCGCAGCCGTGTGTCGGTACCGTGACAGGCGCTGGTACATTAGCTGTCCGTTTAGGTCGATTTACGTATACACATACAGGTGATGGTGGAGGGACAGCTCAGAAAGGTGCTTTTTGTGTTGGTACAGGCGGTACTATAGAACTAGATACCATCAACAAAGGAATAATAACAACCTCAGGTACAGAGTTGTTTACCTCTATTGCTCTTGACTTGTCGAGCACTGGTGTAATTAAGATGCGCTTTTGTAATGTTGAGATTACAGGTTCCAGCACTCTTGTCGCTGGTCTTGCCTATCTTGGCGGAACAGGTATAACACACGAGTTTTGGCGTAATAGACTTGAGATTGACGCTACAGGAGCAACGCTTGCCTATGGCTTCTTTGCTGCCGACACTGCGACTACTTCAAGGTTTTTCTATAACCATATTCATGTTGAAAATGCAGGAACTAATTACTCGTTTTACGTCGGAACAGGCTCAACGGTAATATCGCATTTTGATGATATTGTCGCTGTTAACGGAGTTTCTGGGGCCGGAACTTATCATTATGTTAACTCAGCAGCTGATGGAGATTTAGCACTGTCTGGTGCTCTCACACTTGGCACTGATTTGACTGTTCCTAACGGAGGTACCGGTGCCTCAACGTTTACTGATGGTGGAGTTCTTATTGGTGCTGGTACCGGAGCCTTAGAGGCCCTATCTGTTGGGGGTGCCGGCACGATTTTAACTGGTGTTGCAGGAGCTAATCCAGCATGGACGACTGCTACCTATCCAGCAACAACTACGCAGGGAGATCTCTTGCTTAGTGCTGCCAACAACGTGGTATCTGTTTTAGCAAAAGACGCCACCGCTACACGGTATCTTTCCAACACTGGAACCACAAATAATGCTGCATGGGCACAGATTGAAATGACTAACGGTGTCACTGGAATTCTTCCTGTAGGCAATGGCGGAACTGGTCTTGCAGATCCTACCGATCATGTTATACTTGTTGGCTCTGGTAATGCTGCAATGACAGAACTTGGAGTGGCTACACATGGACAACTCATCATAGGTTCAACAACTGCAGATCCTGTGTTGTCGACTTTGACAGCTGGAGCAGGCATTTCGATTGCAAACGCTGCTGGATCAATCACAGTAACGGCTACAGGCGGCGGAGTTACTTGGGCTATAGTCACAGATGCCTCTGCAACCATGGTCGCATCCAATGGTTATATCGCTAACAGGGGAACATTAGTAACACTAACACTACCAGCGACAGCAGCTCTAGGAAATCACTTTAAAGTAGTGAATAAGGGAGGCGGATTCGTTCGCATAGCACAAAATGCTTCTGATCAAGTAACGTTTGGAAATCAAGCGACTACAGCAGGTGCTGGTGGATATATTGAAGCAACTGCCATTGGTGATGCTATTGAAATCATCGCAGCAGCAGCAAACGAATACTACGTATTAAGTTCAGTCGGAAACTGGACAGTTTCTTAACCAGCGAGGAGACAAAAGATGGTTTCACAAAATGCAATAAACAGGTCATCAGACACTCTCTATGTGACCACACTTGACACAAACGTCGCTGCGGCGGGGGTTACATTAACGGCAACAACGCTTTCGACAGATGGAACAGATGCTAATATTCCTTTGGTATGCAATGGAAAGGGTACTGGCCCGCTGCAAACAACTAAGATTGGTATTGGCACTGCTACTGTTCCGCATGGTGGCGAAGGTTTTGCATTATTCGCGATGCACGGCGGTACTGCAGTAGCAACTGCACCTATTGTGCAGTGGACAACGACTGATGATGATAAACCTATTGCGCAGTTTACTCCATTAACCCACGATAATA